TGCGGTAATGCAGAGATTTACACTTTCCATCTCGTTTCCAGAAGCATCGGAGAAATCCGGTGCTTTTGTATTTCTGTACATAGGGGGGAGAGAACCCCGCTCCGAAAGTCTCTGCACTTCCACGCCTCACTGCTCAAAATTCTGCGCTGAATCTTGGAAAGGAGATGATTTTTTTGTCTCTTGAATTGCTCCGCTGTAAGCTGGCTTCTAAAAAAAATCGTGTGCATCTGAGATACCAATATTATGAAATGAAAAATGTCATGCGGAAAATTTCTGCTCTCGTTCCACCAGAATTCCAATCTCTTACATATTCCCTCGGTTGGTGCGCTAAAGCTGTCGATGCTCTCGCTGACCGTATCGTTTCGGATGGATTCAGAAACGATACTATGCAGATTTCTGAAATTTTTCAGCTCAATAATCCCGATATTCTCTATGATTCTTCTGTTCTGTCCGCTCTCATTGCTTCCTGCTGTTTCCTGTATGTCGGCTGGAATCAAAATGGCTACCCGACTCTGCAAGTCATTGATGGCGAAAATGCAACAGGTACAATTGAGACTGTCACCAATCTGCTCACAGAGGGCTATGCTGTTCTGAAACATGATGATAACGGCAATATCGAACAGGAAGCCCATTTTCTGCCGTTCCGGACGGATTATTATACTTACGGAAAACTTTCCGATTCTGTCACTCATAAAGCTCCGTATCCGCTGCTTGTGCCGGTCATCTACAGACCAGATGCCAAACGTCCGTTTGGACATTCCCGGATTTCACGAGCTTGTATGAGTATCGTGCAGAACGTTCTCCGGACACTGCTCCGGACAGAAGTCGCTGCCGAATTCTACAGCGTTCCGCAGAAATATATTGTTGGACTTTCCGAAGATGCAGAATTCAATAACCGTGCAGCGACACTTTCCAGCTTTCTGCGTTTTTCTGCCGACGAAGATGGAAAACTGCCTTCTCTCGGACAGTTTCAGAACGGCAGTGTCGAACCGTTTCTGAATCAGATGAAAATGCTTGCTTCTCTCTTTGCGGCGGAAACAAGCCTGACTGTTGATGACCTCGGCTTTACAACAGAAAATCCGTCTGCTGTCGATGCTATCCGTGCCAGTCATGAAAATCTTCGGCTGACTGCCCGAAAAGCACAAAGAACGTTCGGCACGGGTTTTCTCAATGCCGGGTATCTTGCCGCCTGTATCCGTGACAATTACAGCTATGAGCGCAGTGTTTTCACGGAGATTCAGTGCAGATGGCTGCCGATTTTTGAGCCGGATGCTTCTTCTCTGGGCGCACTCGGTGACGCTATCCTGAAAATCAATCAGGCGGCGGACGGCTTCCTCGGTGCGGAAAATATCCGTTCCCTCACTGGTCTGAGGAGTGATGCGGAATGACCGAACAGGAATTCTATCAGGAACTGCTCGCAAAACTTGAACAGTCTGCTGCTGATGACAAGCAGCTTGCAAAACTTCTCGAAAAAATACAGTCCGGTAATGCCAGTTTTGCGGATTCTTCTGCATACTGGCAAAAGTTTTCGGAACTGACCGGAAAAATTCTGAAACAGAATGCTATGGAAGCCGGGTCTGGTCTGAACGAAGAAGTCAGCTATCTGATGCTGAAAAACGGTCATATGCGTGCAATTGCGCTTTATTCTATGGTGCAGAAGGCTCTTGACCAGAAACAGAATCTTCACATCAGCCCTGTCAGTCCGAAATTTCCGGCAGAACGTGTCCGTCAGGCGGCACACTCTCTCGAAGATATGACCGTCAGTCAGGAAGTTATCCAGAGGCGGGCGGAAAACGCTGTTTCCAATATCATGAACAGTTTCGGAGATGACTATATTCAAGAAAATGCGCAGTTCCGGCAGAATGCTGGTCTTCGCTGCCGTGTTTCCAGAATTGGTGCGCTGAAATGCTGTGCATGGTGTGCGAAGCTCGCCGGAACGTATCTTGTCGGCTCAGAACCGCCTGACTTCTGGAAACGGCACGACAAATGCACCTGCCAAATCAGCTATGAAACGCAGAAATTCCGGCAGCGGCTCTCTGGAACGGGCAGGGGCTGGAAAGTCGATTCAGAAGTTCACAGAAGACAGGCTCAGGCGATTCAGTACAAGCCTGCACGCTTCACACAGGAACAGGCTCAGTCTTTGGAATCACAGCAGCTGAGCCAGTACAGAGGGTTGACAATCGCAGGAAAAACTGATATAATTAATATAGAAGATACAAATTCACATTATAGACCAGTTTCAGAATCTGCAATTGAAAATATGCCACTGATTCCTTTATTTCAAGTCAAGAAAACTGGTATACCAGTGAAAGACAGGCTTTTAATGGCAGAAGCATCTGAAAAAAATAAGCGTTATCAAAAAGCATGTCAAGATTTGCTTCGTGAAGCAAATAAGGATAAATCGCTTCCACTTGGGACAGAAATCGGCATTGTTTACGATAAAAACATGAATCCAATTGTTGGTTTTACCTATATAATAGGAAAAAAAGGCAGTGTGCATTTTGATTCATATCCTGATGAGCCGTTTCATGCACTGCATAACCATCCTAGTGGAGAAACATTCAGTTATTCAGATTTGCTGGCTTTTGCGTTTAAATCAAATATGCTCTCTCTTTCTGCTGTCGGAAATCAGAATAATCTATATGTTATTTCTACAACAAATAAAAGCGATAAAGAGGGTTATTCTGATTTTTTAAACGAAAAAGCAGATGAAGTGTTATATACTACTGTTATCGATAATAAAAAAGTCGAATTTTCATATAATTTGCTTTCTGCTGAAAGTAAAAAGAAAAAACAAGGCGAGGAAAATCTTATTTCTTTATTATCAAAAAAACAATATGAAGAAATTGAAAATGCTTTGATTCAATGGTCTGCTGAATGTGTAGAAGGGTGTGAGCAATATGGAATTAAATACCAATTTAAAAAGACCTGATTGGTTAACAGATAAGCGAATAGAACGACTACGACAATATATTATTGCTTGCCCAAATCCATATATTGAGAATGACCCTGAAATAAACACTCTTGATGGTGATTTGGATATGGAACGGTATAATGCTTATTATGCCATCAAAATTTTAACTAAGTATGAAATACCATTTGAAACCGCCTAAGCAGGGCGGTTTTCTTATACCTGAAAAGAGGTGAAACTATGGGAAATTACAGAATTCCCATTATCAGCGAAAATAATTTTCTGATATATGTGTGCTGGATTCTCAGCAGGAAGCATTACGGAAAAAATAAAAAATATCGTAAAAAAGGCTGAATCAGCCTTATTTTTATATCCGGAGGTGCTGCACAATGGCAAAGCCTAATCTTCGTCCCGACCACAACGGCACGCAGAGGGCACAGTTTGACAGCAACAAGAAAAAAATCTACGCAACACAGCGGCTTTGCGGTATCTGCGGAAATCCTGTCGATTTCAGCCTGAAATTTCCGCACCCTCTCAGCCCCTGCATTGACCATATTATCCCAGTCAGCAAGGGCGGTCATCCCTCGGAACTCAGCAACCTACAGCTTGCGCATATGTGCTGCAATCGCCAGAAATCCGATAAATTAGCCGTCCGGATAGAAACATATCAGAAAAACCCCATCAGCAACCGGAATTTGCCGCAGACGTTTGACTGGAAAAATCTTTGAATCTGAAAGGAGCTGACTGCATGGCTGAAACTCGGCTCGGCAGACAGACTCCGACAGTTTCAGTTGTACTGCCGTATACGGAATCCAAAGGCGCAGAAGCTATCGCCCTCTATAACAAATCCGGCAGAACTGCACTTGACTGGCAGGCTCTCATACTGGAAGACATCATGGCTCTGGACGATAACGGCTTATGGCTGCACATGAAATTCGCCTGGTCTGTTCCCAGAAGAAACGGAAAATCCGAAGATTTGGTTATCCGTTCCATGTATGGAGTAACTCACGGAGAAAGAATTCTCTACACAGCACACAGAGCTACAACTTCTCACAACGCATGGGAAAAAGTTATCGAACGGCTAAGTAAAGCCGGATATGTCGAAGATGAGGATTTCAAGACGTATAAGCGTTATGGTCTGGAAACAATTCACTGGCTGAACGGGGAGGGGGTTATTCATTTCCGGACACGCTCCAGCAAGGGCGGACTTGGCGAAGGCTTTGACCTGCTGATTATCGATGAGGCACAGGAATATACTTCTGACCAAGAATCTGCGCTGAAATATGTTGTTACAGACTCGAAAAATCCTCAAACGCTGATGTGCGGAACGCCGCCGACAGCAGTTTCATCCGGTACAGTGTTTCTGACTTACCGCCGGGATACCCTCACCGGAAAAAATGAAAATGCCGGCTGGGCAGAATGGTCTGTTCCCCGTCTTTCCGATGCACATGACCCGGAACTCTGGTACGAAACAAACCCGTCTCTTGGTACGATTCTTACAGAAAGAACGATTCGTTCTGAACTCGGCAATGACCAGACTGATGATAACATTCAGCGTTTGGGACTCTGGCTGACATATTCCCAGAAATCTGCCATTTCAGAACGTGAATGGATGCAGTTCAGAACTGAAAATCCGCCGGAACTGAAAGACCCTGTGAAAATCTTTTTCGGTGTAAAGTTTGCGAAAACTTCCGGAAATGTTTCTCTCGCCTGCGCTGTCAGAACGGCGGACAAGAAAATTTTTGTGGAAGCTCTCGACTGTCGTCCTGTCCGTGACGGGCTTGACTGGATTATTGGCTATCTGCTGAATTCCCACGCTGAAAAAGTCACTGTTGACGGGGCTGCCGGTGCGCCGCTGCTCGTGCATGAAATGAAAGAAGCGGAAGTCGGATGCAAAGCAGTTCTGCCAAAAGTTGCTGATATTATCGAAGCAAATTCTCTCTTTGAACAGAATCTTTTTGCCGGACAAATCTGTCATGCGGCACAGCCGTCACTGGTACAGGCTGTCACGAACTGCGAACATAGGGCTATCGGTGCTGGCGGAGGCTTCGGCTATACCTCGATTCTGGAAAATGCTGACGTTTCCCTGCTGGAAGCTGTTACCCTTGCGCACTGGGCTTGTGCCAATGCCAAAGAAAAGAAAAAACAAATCATCACTTACTGAAAGGACTGATTTTTATGGAACAGGCAGAACTTGCTAAAATCAATGCCCTGACAAGGCGTGAGTTTGCCGAAAATGAAATTTATACGTTCCCTGTTACGCTCTGTCATAATGATATTGACCGTGACGGTGAACGCTTCTCTGACACAGCTCTGGAACAGATGGCGAAGCTTTTCATCGGCAAAACTGGAATCTTTGACCATAATCCGACTGCCGACAATCAGGCAGCTCGAATTTACGATGCAGAAGTTATCACAGATGCCGAAAAACTTACACAGGACGGTAGACCGTTCCGTTATCTGAAGGGCTATGCCTACATGGTGCGGACTTCCGAAAATGCCGATTTCATTCTCGAAATCGATGCCGGAATCAAAAAAGAAGTCAGTGTCAGCTGTGCTTCTGAAAAAAAGCTCTGCTCTGTCTGCGGAAAAGAAGCCGGACAATGCAAGCATGTCAAAGGCAAAGCCTATGACGGAAAAATCTGCTGTTATATTCTCGATAATATCACAGATGCCTATGAATGGAGCTTTGTCGCCGTCCCTGCCCAGCAGGGAGCAGGTGTCACAAAAAATTATCATCAGAAAGGAGAAATCACTATGAATGCCGATTTTAAGCCAATTACCACACAAGCTGATTTTGATGCCGCTGTTCAGCCGCTGATTGATGCTGCTGTTTCCGCCAAGGCTGCCGAATTCGCTGACTGGATTCCGCCGGAACAGCATAAAAACGCTATGCTGGAACAGTTCCGCATGAAAGCTGCCCTGATGGTTGGAATTCCTGCCGAACTTGCAAACCGTCTGACAGGCGATACGGAAGAAGCCATTCAGAAAGATGCTGAAATGCTCGCAGGTTTCACAAAACTGCATCAGACTCCGGCTTTCAGAGCCGAAACCCCTGAACTTTCCGGTGTCGAAAAATCTTTTTATGAAAAAAATCCAAATCTTAAACCCAGAAAGGAGAATGCCTGATGGCACACGAAGCACAAACAAGATATTCTGATTTACTTCTTGCCAAGCTCCGCTCAGAGCTTGTGCTTGCTGACGATTTTGTTTTCAATAACGATTACGAAGGCGACCCCACTGCCGGAGCAGTCAAGATTCCCGTCCGTGATGACGAAGTCGCTGTATCTGATTATGACAAAGCAAACGGCATCGCCCCGACAGGCGGCTCAACCAGCTACACGACCATGAATATTGATAAAGACAAGGCTGTCAATGAACTGATTGACGGCTATGATGCCGAATCCGTTCCCGATAAACTCGTTGCTGACCGCCTTGATTCCGGCGGCTATTCGCTCGCCCGTCAGATTGATACTGACGGTGCAACCACGCTGCTCGCTGGTGCGACTGTTACAAATATTTCCCAGCTGACCGCCCTGAACATCTACAGCACGATTGTCGACATCCGCACGGCTATGAGCAAGGCCAGTATTCCCGATGACGGAAAACGCTATCTGCTTGTTATGCCTGAGACAATGGCTCTGCTGCTGAACTGTCCGGAATTTATCAATGCTTCCGCACTCGGAAATACTGTCGTGCAGAACGGTGTTATCGGCAAAATCGCCGGATTTTTAGTAAAAGAATGGAATGACAAAACCGCAAACTTAGCTATGATTGCAGGGCATCCGAAATTCGCCACAAGAGCTGCTGAATGGTCTGTTGAAGTACATGTGCAGGATTTGGCACAGTCCGGAAAATATATCGGTGCATGTGCAGTACAGGGTCGCCGTGTCTATGGGCATAAAGTCCTCAGAAGCGTGGCAATTCGTGCTGTCTATGCCCCCGGCAGTCTGAGCGTTTCGACTGCTCCTGCTTCGGAATCCGGAAAAACAATCGTTACCATTACCGCCGGCAATACCGGCACAACCTATGCTTACAAGAAAAATCCGTCTGAACGTGCTGTATTTAATCAGACTTCTGCCGCTTATGGCGGTACTGCCCTGACTTCCGGCTCGACTGCAATCGCTGTCTCCGAAGGCGATATTCTGGAAATTGTTAACCTCAGTTCCGGAAAAGTTGTTTCTGTAGCCTATGTGACAGTCAAGGTTGCTGACATTGCATCCTGATTATGAATAATTATGCAACAATCGGCGATATTCGGGCGGCAGGCTATCCCTTGTCTGCTGCTCAGGAAGAAGCAGCCCAGACCATTCTGACACAGGGTTCTGCACGGCTCAGGCTTGTGGCTCTGAAATTCGGAAAAAATATTGATACTCTTATCGCTGATGAGACGGCTGGTGCAGACTATGCACTTGCCGTGAAGTCTGTCATCGTGCAGGCGGCTGTCAGGGCTCTGGATAGCGGTGCAAATGCCGGAAACGGCGGTATGATTCAAGGCAGTCAGACTCTCGGTGCGTACACGGTGCAGCAGACTTTTTTCAACCCCGGTCAAAGCCTGTATTTTCTGAAAAGTGAGCTGAAAGAATTAGGTCTGTATCGAAAACAGACTTACGGCGCAGTCGAATTGTGGGCGCATGAGGAGGAAGACTTATGAAATTTCCGATTAATGTGAATGCAGTCACCGTCTGGGAGAAAACGGTTGTGAACCGTGCGCCAGCTTACGTCCGGCACGAATTAGGAGCTTGCTACTGGCAGGAAATCAGCGGTCAGACTGATGCAAGAGAACCGGAAAGCCGATTATTTCTGGCGATTCCAGAAAGTTCCGTAACATATCTGCCGAAAGAAGAAGACCGGCTTATTTCCGGAAGCGTTCCGGACGAATCGCCGCCGAATTCTGCCATGACCGTGATGCAGGTCAAAGATTTCAGGTATCTTCTGCCGGGAATGATGCATGTTGAGGTGACTGCAAAATGATTAAATTCAAATGTTTGTTGCTGAATCCGGCAGCTATAATCCGCAGAAAACAACAATTTCGGAAAGCGCAGGAATATGTTGACAGCGAAGTTCTCCGCCGCTGTGAGCCGTATGTTCCGATACAGACCGGAAATCTCCGCCGCTCCGGATACGAAGGCACAAAGCCCGGCTCTGGTATCGTGCAATACACAGCAGGTTATGCAAAAGCACGGTACTATTCCGGACACGCAAAACGTGGCTTGCAGGGGAAATTCTGGCTCACCAGAATGAAAGCCGACCATAAACAGCAAATTCTGAAAGGGGCAGGAAAAAATCTGAAATGAAACCTGTGATTGCATGTATCCGGGAATATATCATGCAGTTTCCGGAACTCAAAGACGGCTGCCTGCTGGTGGATTTCCTTGGCAGCAAGGCAATCGAATATTCCGTTGAATCTATCCCCTGTGAACCGATTTTCCGGAAATATACAGACGGTGGCTGTATCCGTCAGTTTCTTTTCCTGTTTGCAAGCAGGGAATTTTACAGCGCAGATGTCAATCAATGTATCGAAAATCTGGCATTTTATGAGCATTTTGAAAGCTGGATTCATCAGCAAAATTTTGAAGGCATTCTTCCGGATTTGGATGGCAGGACTGCTATTGCTCTGGATGTCATCACAGACGGTTATACCTTTGATACAGATACAGACACTGCACGGTATCAAATTCAATTACGATTACTTTATCAAATTTAGGAGGTTTTTTTATGGCAGCAAAAAGTCCTGTTCTCAGACACGAAATTATCCCGTTTTACGGTGTTCCCAGTACCAGTACGGGCGGACATGTATTTAAACGTATGAAATTTTTCACTGAATTTGAGGGCAGCAAAAATCCCGAAGAACACAGCCGCAAATACATTGACGAACCTAATAAGCGCACGGATGTTGTTGGCTTTGCACCGGAATATGCCTATGCATTCGACTTTTACAGGGATGACGAAGTTCATGGGGATATTGTCGCAATCACCAACAACGAACGAATTGGTGAGCTTGCTGTTCGTCCTTTAGTTCTTGTTGATACACTGACAGGGGATGCCTGGATGCGAGATTATTCCGTGATTCCGGATTCTGAAGGCGATGACGAAAATATTTACACCTATTCCGGCACGTTCAAGGCAAACGGCGAACAGACAAAGATGACTGCTACAAGTGCAGATAACTGGCAGACTATCTCGACTTCCGCACCGGAGAACGGCTCATGAAATGGCAGACAAACGGTCTTTCCCTTACACTCGACTTGGAAGACCTGAAAACAGTACAGAACTACGAAAACGCATTTGAACTCATGATGCAGGAAGAAGCCCGGATTGCTGCCATTGCAAAGCAGTCTGAAAAAATTCAGGCTTATTGTACCATGTACAAAAATTTATTTGAAAATCTGTTCGGCAGAAAAACTGCTGAACAGATTTTTCTTGATATTCCTGTAAATATGCGTAAATACGAAGAAATTTATCTCTCTTTTCTTCATTTTGTGATGCTTTCCCGTGTAAAAAATGCTGACCGCAGAAAAGAGAATATCCGCACACTCGGCGCAAACCGTCAGCAGAAAAGAAAGAAGCGGAAAAAATGATACATCTTCTCTGTGACCCGTTCCCGGAATCTATTCATGCAGACGGGCTTTCCTATCCAGTGCAGACGGATTTCCGGGTCTGGCTGAAATTCGCTGAACTTTTGGAAAATCCGGAACAAAATGCTGCTGCTATTCTGCAATCTGTATTTCGATTTCCTGTCCGTGGCTTCTCTGAACCGCTGATTGATGCTGTTTTTAGCTTCTATCATGCTGATTCACTCTATTATCAGCCGGATAACAGAAAAGAAAAAGATTCCCGGAAAGAACGCCCACTCTTTGAATGGAAATTTGATGCACGCTTTATTCTGGGCGATTTCCGGCGATTCTATCAGCTTGACCTACTGCATGTCGATTATCTGCACTGGTTTGCATTTATTGCACTTTTTCAGACACTTCCGGAAGAGTCCCACTGCATGAAACGCATTGCCCTGCGGTCTGCTGATTTGACAAAAATCAAAAATAAAGAGGAAAAAAGACGCATCAGAAAATTAAAACGGCTTGTCGCTCTGCCTTATGTGATGAGCAGTGAAGAAATCGGCACAGCTATGATGAAGTGAAGAGGTGAGGCTTTTTGTTTGACGGCAGTCTGAAATTCGATACTAAAATTGATGACTCCGGTTTTTCCGCAGATATCGGAAATCTGGGGCATATTGCAGAACAAGGAATGAATCTTATCCGAGATGCCGCCGTTTCGGTCACATCCGGCTTGATTTCGCTTGGTAAACAGGCATTTTCTACAGGCGCAGCATTTCAGCAGGGAATGTCTCAGGTCAGTGCAACGCTTGGTTACTCTGTCAATGAGCTGCAAGACAGTGCTTCCGTAGCATTCCAGAATATGGAAGCTCTCACCGCCAAAGCAGAGGAAATGGGCGCAAAAACTGCATTCTCTGCCTCTGCTGCCGCTGATGGCCTAAATATCCTTGCACAGTCCGGCTATTCCGCTGCGGAATCTATCGACATGATTGAATCTGTCCTGAATGCCGCCGCTGCCGGAAATATGAGTCTCGCTTCTGCCGCTTCTTACGTTTCCGGCATGATGAAGGGTTTCACCAAAGAAGCAGCTGACTTTGCCGATAATACAGAAGCTTCTACCTATTATGCGGATATGATGGCGAAAGGCGCAACACTCGCAAATACCAGCGTTCAGCAGCTTGGTGAAGCTCTTTCCGGTGCTTCTTCAACTGCGAATACATACAATCAAAGCACACAAGCGACAGAAGTCGCATTGCTCCGCCTTGCTGAACAGAACGAGGTTGGTTCGGCTGCCGCCACTGCCCTTGCGGCGGCAATGAAAAATTTGTATTCCCCAACTGACCAGGCAAAGAAAGTTCTGGAAGACCTCGGTGTCAGTGCCTACGATACCAGTGGAAAAGCACGGGATTTCAATAATGTTGTGGATGACCTGAAAGACAAGCTCTATCAGATTGACAACGAAAGTGAACGAAATGCCTTAGAAAATGCTATCTTCGGCATTCAGGGACAAGCCGCATTCGATAAGATGATTTCTTCCTCTGCAGACAAAGTCCAGTATTTCTATGACAATCTGACTTACTCTGAAAATGGTGCAAAAGGTTCAGCCGCTTTACAAGCCGAAACTATGCTTGATAACCTTACCGGAGATATTAAAATTTTACAGTCTGCTCTGGAAGGCTTCCAGAATGCTGTTTTCAAAAATTTTGATGCACCATTCCGGGAAATCGTTCAGAAAGCGACAGAATATATTTCTGACCTGACCGAAATCCTGAAAACCAAAGGTCTGGAAGGGCTTGCTTCTGCCCTTGGTGACAAGCTTGCTGATGCACTGGACTTTCTTGCTGGGTATCTCCCGGAACTTACACAAACCGGATTGCAGATGGTGCTTTCTCTCAGCAAAGGCATTGCCGGAAAACTTCCGTCCATCGCCGGAACATTCGCAGAAGCCGGAATACTGCTGCTTTCCGGCTTTCTTGATAATCTGCCGGATATGGCTGCTGTCGGTCTGACACTTGTCCGTGATACTGTCCGTGGTATCGAAAAGCATCTTCCAGAACTGCTAACTACAGGAAATTCCCTGCTTTCTGAATTTTCCAGAGCAATGCAGAAGAAAGAGCTCCGGTTTGACCGTCTCGGAAAAGAAATCCTGAAATCCATCACAACCACACTTTCAGAAAATTTTCCTCAGCTGGCAGAATCATTCTTGAATCTGATTTCTTCCGCAGTCAAAATGCTCACGGATTCCGGTAATCTTTCCGGATTTGCGAACGCTGCCGTTTCCATTCTTCTGGCACTCGCTGACGGGCTGATTCAGTCCGTTCCGGTGCTGATACAGAAAATTCCCGAAATTCTGGCAAAGCTTGGTGAGAGCATTGCAGACAATGCCGGGCTGATAAGCAATTCCGGAAAGCAGATTCTGGAAAATCTCGCTGACAGTCTGAAAAATGCCGGAACTACTTTCAAAGAACATGCACCCGAAATCATGCAAAATCTCATTGATGCACTAAAAAATGTCTCTCTGGCTGCCGGCTCTGTTGCTGATGCTGTCATTTCCGCTGTCGCTGATGCGCTCGGACTCGGCGACAAGTGGCAAGCCATCAAAGACAAAGTTTCCGAAATGTTCGGAAATATCGACTTTGATGAAATCAAGCTGAAACTGAAAACAAAGTTTGAACTTCTGACTGAAAAAGCCGAAACCATTCAACAGAAAATTTCTGAAAAAATCAGTGAAATTGACCTTGAGGAATTCAAGCTTCAACTGAAAACTTCTCTTGATTTCATCATTGAAACTGCTGTTGACCTGAAAGAAAAAATCTCGGAAAAGCTCTCTGAAATCGACTTTGAAAAACTCAAACAAACGATTTCCGTTAATTTACAGTTCGCTGTGGAAGATATTCCGGAAACTGTGAAAAATAATCTGAATATTTTTCTTTCCACAACTGCGGAAGCGGTGGAACGCCTGAATACTTCGCTCAGTAATCTGAAAACCGCCCGTGAGGAACTTCAAAAATCTTTCCAGCCACTTTTTGAAAAACTCGGTCTCTCTGATGAAACGAAAGAATTTCTTTCCGGCGGCGGTATCGGAAAAATGGCAGGCGCAAAAATCAAAGGCGATTTGACTGCGCCGTTTATGCTGATTACTATCCTGATTGATGCTGTCAGCCGTCTCGCTCTGGGTGTCAGCAAACTAAAAAAGAACTTTGCACTTTTTGGTTCTTGTGTTGTTGATACACTCGCCCAAGCAGAAGAAAAATTGGAACTGTTCGGCGGAAATGTCTATAACATTATCGAAGATGCAAAACAGTGGGGCAGCGACCTGATTGATAACTTTCTCGGCGGTGCTAAGGAAAAATGGGACGAATGGGCGAACACATGGGAAGACTTCGGCGGCTATATCTACGATTTACTGCACCATTCCACACCGGAAAAAGGTCCTCTGAAAGACGATGATACCTGGATGCCAGATATGATGCAGAACTTTCAAGACGGTATCCGGAAAAATATTCCGTCAGTTACCAGTCAAGCGGAACAACTTGCTAAAAACCTTCATTCTGTACTGGATACACCTGTTTCAGCCAGTGTGGATTTCGCAGAACCGGAACGCTTCACCATGCCGGAATTTTCTTTTCTTACAACAGATTTTTCGGAAATCCCGGAAATTCAGAACCCGGAGCTGCATGTTGAAGTTTCGGAAATCCCGGAAATTCAGAACCCGGAGCTGCATGTTGAAGTTTCAGAAATCCCAGAAATTCAGAACCCGGAGCTGCATGTTGAAGTTTCGGAAATCCCGGAAATTCAAAACCCGGAGCTGCATGTTGAAGTTTCAGAAATCCCAGAAATTCAGAACCCGGAGCTGCATGTTGAAGTTTCGGAAATCCCGGAAATTCAG